GGCGCTCGCATGAATTTATCTTCACGACGAACAAATTTTCTTCTCAAAAATCCAGCTTGCGAAATCTTAACGAATGGTACAGACTCAGATTTTTTGTCTTCCATCGTATAGATGACACGATAACAAGCTAAAGCTTGACTAATCGACACATGATTAAAAGCATCAATCTTAGACGAAGCAATGTTATCATCTCCGTAAGTTAATAATGAAAAGAAATCAAAAAAGTTGTCAAAATTAACATTCAACGACTCCTTGCGCGCAACATGATTACACGCTAACATCATGTATAAACAATTTACAATTGAATTTACAATAGTAGTCAATGAATGTCCGGATGGATTAGTACCATAGAATTCAACTACGGTTCCAAAAACATTCGATATAGGATAAGCAACTTCAGTTGCTACGGCAGTCATAAACTTACGATCTTCTTCTGAAAAACCTAAATATTCTGCCATACCTATCAAAATTTCGAAAGCAGCCATAACAACAGCTGGTTCCATTCTTTTATCAAAACTGGAATAATCACCTGCGATAATACGGTCAACACCATATTTAACAATGTGATTATACAAAATTGTCCAATCCTTACCACAAGCATTGGCACCAATGGCACACCCGAACTTATGTCGGTGACGGCCACTAAAAAGAGGAATACACCACAAAAATGCTTGTCTCTCCAAAATAGAGAAAAATAAAGAAGCAGAATTAAAAATTCTGCACTTATTAGCGTCCACTTTTTCTTGCGTAATGGGTTCGTCTTTAAACGTAAAATCCCAAATTGCAGAAATGCGTTCGCCTCTAGCTATGCGCTCGTAAGCGCTGGTTAATTCCTCGGCAACGTCATCAACTAAATCGTAGTTGACCATGTTTTCTTCACTGGCAGCACCCAAAATAAAATATTTCTTTTTGGGACCCTTATGGGCAAAACCACCTGAAGTTTTAACAGGCAATCGATTAATGTAAGGTTCTCCATCCAAGCCGTTAATAGCGGCATTAACAGAATGGAGTTGTGGTTTAACCTTAATGTCATTATCTTTAATAACGTTAATATATATTTTTAACAATGAGTTTTTCATACTCTGAATGTCTGAAGGTGCAAATGTGCTCTTAGAACACATCTTATTAATCGTCTGCAATGTACACAAACGACTATTTACCTTCTTTGGTGAAAAATATTCCACATCATCCATATTAAAGTAATTCAAAACATCCTTGTAATAAATAGTGCGTCCTACGCTCGTTTTGAGCTTAGGACGAAAAATGTCCAAATTCCCATAATACTTCAAACTCGACCCTTTGTCGAGTTTTCGTGTGGGACACTTCGGATGAGTCGATTGAGCAAGGGCCAGATTTTGGTCTGTTTTGTAAACAGCATTTAAATCTAAACCATTATAAGAGGTTGGCACAATGCCATTAACCTCACAATCAACTATTTCCTTAGATAAAGGACAACAATGAACCTCAAAACCACGGAAATATTTCCGTAAAGCTACATGGAAACCACCGATAAAACAACCATTTAAGGTCTTCAAAATGTACGGTGCTCCACATAATCCTAAAAATGTTTCCCGTCTTGCGTGAGCTGTATAACCCACATAATTAAAAATAGTGTTGGTTGTTAAATGTTTATAGTTCACCTGACTACGTTGGAAAGCATCAATCTCAAAACTGACGGTTTGTCCGTCTAAATTACGTCCAACAATCTTTCCTTGAGTTTTTCCAGAGAAATTATCCTTGTCTAAAAGAAATTTGCGTAAATCTCTAAAAACTCCAAAAGAAGGAGATTGAACAATCACACAATCCGTCTCAACTTTGGTCGGTGTAAAACTAGATTCATCTAGTTTAATGCACCTAAGAGAAGCACCACTAGGGTGACTCTTATCGTGTCGAAAAGCTGTAATTGCACATTCAAAATTGTACATCTTCATTTGAAAATACGCATGCTTTGGCATTACGGCAATATTGCCATAAACTCCAAAAGTATTTACATAAAAATGTTTATTTTCAAAACTAACTTTTAACATCATTATATTACGCTCACAAACCTTCGTGAGCTGATCAATGGTAACAGTAGAAGTTTCACCTGACAAAACTGTCATATCTTCATACTGCACTTGCCAATAATCATCTTCATCATCACCTTCTTCATTGTTTTCGTCTTCCTGAGTAGCTTGCGCTTCACCAGGTTTAGAAAATGAACTGAATAAAGTATACGATGTAACAAATGCTGTTAATGTAGCAATCAAAATTGTTAAACCGAACTCAGCGTACATAACGCGTCGACGATTTGTCAAAATAACTTGTAAAACATCCTTGTTAGAAATAGATTCGACTTCTTTAACAAAGTAATCTCCAAAACTAACGCGCTGGTTGGACAAAAAAGTATCGTCAATTAAATCGTAGTCGGAGGTTGAGGAATTAAACGAATTTAATCCTCGCATTACAAGCAAAATATTAACTCCGTCTGAGTTAAACTTCCTCCAACTACAATAAAACATCCAAAGAAAATACATACTTAGAAGACTATTGCATCGAACAATATAATCAAACCATGATTCAGGACCTAAAAAATAGGTAACATCTGAATCAAAATCTGACTCTTCAGGAGTATGATCAAAATCATCCTCATCGTCATAATCAGCTTGTGCTTTAGGGCAGGAACAAATTAATTTTGTAAGTTTGCAACCAGAACATGATTCTGATTCTAAAAAATACTTTCCTGCTGCCTTAGCACGATCTTGTTGCTCATAACGAGGAATTAAAATTTCGTCTCTCAAAAATGGCCCAACTTCAAAAATTGACATCCAAGGGACATCATTGCTGGGCTGCCAATCCGTACCGTTCCAATATACTTCCGAATCGACACCGTTTATATTTTTGTAACGTTTAAACATAAATTCGTGCATGTCAAAATTATTGGGGTCATTAAGGTCTCCCTTTAGACGGGTTTCCCCTTCTACTTGAAATTCCTCTTTAACACGACAAAATACAAAAAGAAAACGTCTGTAAATACCACCACCTTTTGGAAAAACGGTGCTGAATTTACAATCTGCAAAATTTGAGGTAATTACAACCTCGCTACAGTAAAAATAAATTTTACCCTTATTTTCTAAATCAGCTTGTTCGGTCACTAATGTATTATCATTAATAAAATCAATTAAATACGACATAGCGCCGCCTTGCTGAGCTAACAAAATTTCGTCTCGAAATTGACCAACGTCATCTATGACAATTGATCTATCTGACGAAGAAAATTCAGACATATATTTATCTCTACCATTATGGTGATAAACTCGGGACGGGTCGTATCCAGATGGATCTCGACCCAACTCT